GGGGTACTAGAGAAACCTTCTTGAGTTGCTATCATATTAGCTGTTTTCTCTTCTGTAGTATTACCTTCTACTATCACTTCATCTCCTGTTGTTTGATTACTAGGTATATTACTAGGTATATTACTAGGTATAAATTCACCTACTTGTGTTTCGTCTAAAGTAGATGCAGTAGCTGTACTAATAGGATTAAGTAAATCTAATAAAGAAGATTGTTTATCATCCTGTGTACTTTGTTTACCTAACGTATCCTGCATTTTCTTTCGTTCACCTTCTATAAAAGTATTAATTTTTTCAATTATAGGGTCAGTTAAAGCTTTACTTAACCTTGTTGACAAAGCTCCTATTGCTTCTGAGTTCTGAATCATAGGGTCACCAAAAGAATTTAGTACGTATGTAGCTGCAGTCTCTATACTATCTCCTATATCTTTAAGAATGCCTTCTGATGGAGGAGTTACTTGTCCTTCTGTACTTAAAACCTTTGGCATTTCTTTTCTTTTAGGATTAATCATAGACAAGATATTACCAAACTCATCAGCTACAGGTTGCTCTTTAGTTTCTGGGTACAAAGCTGTATCTAAAGCAGAACCTATAACTATGTCAGAAGGTGTTGTATAGGTTGTTGTAAGTACAGGTCTGTCTTGAGTCTTAATAGTAGCCATAAATTGATTAAACTGTTCTTGACTTCCTAACATATCACGTTTAGTAGCAGACTTTTCTCCTATCTGTCCCTTAAATGTACCCTGTTTATCATATACATTTAACTGAATTTTATTAGGATTTTTTTCATCTGGTTCAAAACGTAAATCATACTCATTAGTGTCATAGAGGTCAGGAACAAAATCTTTAAGCCACTGTTTTACTTCTTTAGATTTAGCTGCTAACTCATTATATTTAGGAATTATTTCTCCTGCATTTACACCTATATCTATATCTGTGTTTGAAGCCTTATAAGCATATTTTACTCCTGTTGAAGAAGTAACTATTTGATAATCTTTTTCTACTATCTCTATAGCTTTTTCTAAATGTTCTTCAAAAGAACCTACCCCTGTCATACTAATAATATGAACAGCTTCTGCTATTTCTCCTTTAATTTTAGGTAAGTTAGCAGTACCTACTAGTTTACTGTCCTTCCAATCTGTAAGATTATCTTCTATTTTAGTTTTAATCTCTGGATATACTGGTGTATTTAAGTCCATCTTTCTAATTTGTGAGGCAGCTGCATTAAAATTAGGAGTAATGACAGTTTCTACTCCTACTTCTGGGTCACCTATCTCATCTCCATCAATATCAATGGGATTTGTTCTAACAAAGTTACCTGTATTAGCTGCAGATTCTACAAGAAATTTCATAATTTCCATTCGTTTATGAAAATATTTTTCAGTAGAAATCTTTTCTGGAGGTACACCATTATTTCTCATTGACCAATACTTCTTATAGATACCATTAATCTTAGCATCATTTGATGAAGTTTGTTCTTGGTCACTATTAAAGAATTTTGATATACCTTCTACGTCACGTTTGATTTCAGGAAATACAACTCCTGAGGTAGCCATGAATTTAAACTTTTGATTAAGGTTTAAAGAGTTCCATTCAGGTTTTGTTTTTAGATGTTCTTGCATTTCTAATGCAGTAACTGTTTCAGGTTCATTCTTTTCATTATAGATTGTTAAAGAAAGCTTAGTACCATTTTCTAGAGCTTGATTAAAATCTCTATCCATTCCTATGGTTTTAACTTTAAGAGCATAAGCCTCTTTCATTTGTTTAGCTCTTGCTTTTTCCATTACAGCAGTTTCTTTACGTTTTTCTGCTGTGTACATAACTGGTAATTTCTTACCATCTTTAGATTTTATTGTGGATAAAGCATCCCACAAAGTATTATCAAATGTAGGTTGACTTTTTAAAAGATTATAAGCATTATCTATAGCTCTTTTAAAATCAGGTTTTCCATTAGGTAAAGGATTAGCTTCTGCAAACTTATCTATAATAGCTTTATGGTTTTCTATTTTCTGTTCTTTTGTTTGCTCAGTACTTAACATTGTTTGTGTATGGGTATCCATATTATTAGTGTTAAGTAACTTAGTATTATACGTAGCTTTTGAAGCATTAAAATCAGCTACACGTTTAACATTATATTCATTAAACTTTAATTGAGCAGCTTCTATTACAAGTTCATCAGTGCCCTGACTTCTTAAAGTTTCTACGTAGTTATATTGATGTTTTTTAAGTTTATCTAAATAACTAACACTAGTATAATCTTTGACATAAGTCTTTTCATTTTGTTTAAAATCACTTCCTACACTTAAATCTAATTCGTATAGATTTGTTTCCATTTGTGCATACTTAGATTTTAATCTAAAGTTTTCTACTTCTCTTTCACGTTTAAGTCTTTCTTCTAATTTTTTATCTTCTACAGCTTTTACTGCTGGAGTTATAGCATTTACAAATTCAGATAAAGGTGAGAGTTGTGGTTGAATTTCAGCAGGACGTACATAAGTTTCTACTGGTCTTGCCATAGGTTTACTAGAAATTCCACTAATGTCTAGTCCACTTACTGGAGTTCTTTTTGCCATTTAATACCTCGTAAATTATGTAGATGTTATACTGAAAGGAGGAGATTTTAATAAAGGAGTCATAAGGTCACCGTATGTTCCTTTTTGAATTAAGTTTGATACATTCTTATCACCTACTAAATTAATACCAAACATCTTACCATCACCATATTTAATATCAGCCATAGCAGCAGCAGAAGCACCTTCAACAATAGCTCCCATTAAACTAGGTGGTTGACCTTGTTGCAAAGAGTTAATACGATTCAAAGCTTCTGCATTAAGACCAGCTTTTTCTAATTCAACTTGTGTAAGGAGGCTTTCAATGTTAGCATTATACTTAGACATTCCTCTAAGTTCTCTAGCCTCTGTTAAAGCTATTTGTTGTTTAACTGATTTACCAGCTACTCCTGCTTCACCTGCAGCTACCTTTTGTCTTTCTTTTGTTTCTAATGCTTTGATAGCTAAAGCCATCTTATCTTCTGCGACAGCCTCAGACTCTTGTATAGCTCGTTGATTAAGAGATTGAATCTTTAAGTCACGTGCAGCTACTGCAGCAATCCTGTTAGCTTCGTATCTTGCTTGTTGTTCTCTAGCTGCTTTTTTTTTCTCAAGAAAACCTAAAGCTGTTTGCCCAATACTGAGCATAGTCATTGGTTCCATTTTATATCCTCACAAATTCTAAGAAGGGTTTGTTACCAACACCCCATGTATCATGTCTTTTAATAAAAGTAAAGCCTAAAAATTTCAACCATTTTATAGCTAAAGTATAGTCAGCATCTACTGCGTTTGTTAAAATCTTATATTTTTTATTCATTTGTTCTGTAACTTTTCTAGATTGTTTTAAAAAACTTAAGCTAACTTTGTGAATAGCAGGAGTACTTAGTAACCATATACATCCAACAAGATTACTTTCTCTGGCTACTCCATATATACCTGCTATTTCATTTGTTCCTTCTACTAAAAATGTCCAACATTCTTCTGAAATGTCAAAGCCTAGTTGTAGAGCTTCCTTTGTACTGCCATGTGATGCTGTCACCTCTTCCCTATCTTCAGGTCTAAGATTATTACATAGATAATCTATATCTTCTTGGGTGCTCTGTCTCACATAGGCTTTCATTATAGTCTCCTAGAACGTAGTACAAAGAAACCTTCCCATTCAGCTGATTGAAATACACAAGGGAAATGACTAGAACTTTTTAAAGTAATACTTGTTTCATTCCCATGTCCTAATACTCCAAAACGATAAGTACCTGAATCAATACCAGCTTGGTTTAGAATGTTAGAAGCAGCACCTACAATACGTCCTGTAAAGTTTCTTACATAAGGAGTACGTTTAGAATGTGTTACTTCTGCTTGGAAGAAACCTGTGTTACTATAAACAACTGCATAGTTTCTTATATGTAGTTTACCTGTTGTTATAGCTTTGTCACCACTTTTAACAACTGGTTCAGAGAATTGATATTTAAATTGAAAAGGTACACCTGCATAGACTACTTCACTATTAGCTAGTTTACCTGCTACAGCACTTAAGTCTATAATCTTACCTGTCTGGTCTATATAAATAACACCAGCATCAGTATAAGGTATGGTTGTTAAACCACTTGTTTGTAGTTGTACTCTTCTATCTAAGTGTATACTAAACTTATTAGTAGTATAGTTAGTAGCATCATCTACAGATAAATTAATTCTTTCTAGATATAAATCATTACTTCTTTTTATAAGTAAAGTTATATCAGCACGGTTAAAAGAAACACCTATAACATCACCACTAAATGTCCAACGTGACCAAGAGGCTTGTAACTTTTCTCTACCTCTCCAGTAATATCTATATACATAGAGAGCCTGTGGGTCATTATCTGTTTGTACAAGTATCATATCTTCATTAGAAGAAGCTTCTATGTTTATAACTTCTCCATCTAGATACTCAGGTACATGTGCTGTAACTTCTGTAGCATCATTAGTGTCTGTGTCAGTATCTACAAAGTACTCCCATAAGCCAGACCATGCTCCTCTCTTAGAAGCAAAGTAAACAAACTTACCTACTTGTGCTGGTTTAGCTCTTAGTGAAGCCTCAAACTCTGTAGTGTTAGCTATGTTAACAGTCTCAGGAGTTAGTACTGGGTCAGCAGTAACTTTAAACTGTGTTAAATCTGAGAATAATAATAAGGAGTCGTTAAAAGGTACAGCATGTTTTAGTATGCTAACCTTGTTAGAAGATACTGCAACATCAATAGGGTCACTATCTACTATAGTTAATACTGACTTACGGAAGAAGTCAAAGCTTGTAAACTCTCCTGCTCTGGAGAATATAACATTTTCATCAGCTAGTACACCTAATCTGTTACGGTGAAAGAATATATCACTTAATGTAAAACCTACAAAAGAAGGGAAGGAGTTAGTATTATCATCACCTACAGTTCTTGGTTCATAAGTGACAGGATCAAACTGAAAGTTACCATTAGCTAATTTAGTTAGCTTGTGTGGCATAGTTGCAGCATTTAATTCTGTAAGTATGTTAGAGTCTAACGTTTCTTTCCATACTTCATCATCTGTAAATCTTACATAATAATCATCTTGAGCTTTCTGATTATCTCCTGATACTTTTATTACATAACCTACTGGAGCTTCTACAGGTAACTTCTTAAAGTCAGGTGTCTCATCTTTAAATACTAGTAAATGTTGACCACCATGAGAGTCACCTACTTCTACTTGAAAGTCTGTACTATCTGTAGATTGTATGTGTAATACGTTACCATAACGTGTAATGTTTAAACCTGATACAGCACTACCATTAGTGATATTTTGATAATAAGTACTACTA